TTCTTCTTCTTCATCCACAAGCTCTTCATCTTTAAAGTCACCTATGTATGGCTCTTCATCAACCTTCTCCTGAAGCTCCTCATCCTCCAAAGATTCATCAACATCACCCTTACCCTCTGCTGCATTTAGTATTGAATCAATACCCTCCACACGCTGGTCATCTGTAGTGTCATCTACTGAAGTTTCAATTTTCTCTTTTTCTGCTGCCATAACTTGTTTCCTTTTAATATTTCTCTATTAAGTTTACACCCATTGCTTTACTACGTTCTTGCATACGCTGTAACTTTTCTGTTCTACTATGGATAATCATGTCACCCCGTTTATTAAACTCAGCACCAGGATGTATCTTATTGGCTTCTCCACTAATGACCTGTGTTGGATGTACACCCAAAGATGTTGATGTCCTAATCATATCCCCAGCTGCTGACCCACTGCCCCTTATGACCTTCTCAGCCAACTTACCACACTCTGGGCATGGTTGTGGCTCCCTACACTTAGACATAGGCTGAATATCTTCAAAAGCATTACCACACACACATTCATAATCATAAAATGGCATATCAATCTTCCCTATCATTTAATTCATGTTTTAATTTCATGACTTCTCTATTAAGAGATTCAATCTCAAGCTTTAAATAACTGGCATCAGTTCGCAGAGTCTGCACCAAATCAGCCTTTTCTGCCTCAGTTGCATTCTCTAGGGACCTCCCCTGAAAATATCTTTTGACGAGGCTATGCCGGCATACTATTGGATGTTCCATCCTGAATATGACCTTTGCAATCTCATCAGCAAGCTGTATTTTAGGCTGTTCCAAATATCCAAACCTCGTAAGTTACCTGCTCCAGTGCAACTGAGTTCTTAATGTACACAATGCCTGAGGGTTTGAACATTGCAAACTGTCCCTCGGCTACTTCCAGATCTGAGTTAAACGTAGCATCAAAATCACAATCAACCTCAGCATCATTGGTAGTTGCTTTAATTACCATTAACTCAACTGTTGAAATATCCCCTATATCAATAGCCTCTTCTGTATCTGCTACTGCCTGTTCTTTATACAGATGACTAAACTTAGTGGGCACAGTAGCAGTAAAGGAATCCAAAAAATTAAGGCCTTCGCCCAAACCTGTCAATTCAACAATTGCTTTTGCACTTAGTACTGCTGCCATACTTAAACTCCAAATCTACTGGCTAATATTGGGGCCAGGACTTCCACAATATCATATAATTTTTGAGGATGCATCTTATGATTCAAGCCCTGTGGCAACCACTGAGACAAGATTGCATCGTATATAACTTCGGAACAAAAATATTTATCAGGATCTTGCTTGCCTGTAAATACAGTTCCTATGGCTCCACGCATATCATAACCAATATGCATAGCTACCAGAACATCACAAGTCAGTTTAATCCTTCGGTACTCTTCATCTGTAACACAAAGTATAATTTCTGTCCAGCGTTTGGTGTTGGTATATTTAATACCTTTATACCTTACACCCTCTACCCTCTTATCCTCCTGATTTCCCCCTGCTTCCACAGCTCTCTGAGATGAGGAGAAGCTCAGGGCATTCTCAAACTTTGCCTCTACGTGTACGTGAGGCTTTGACACCAAGAGTATAGCTTTATCTACAGCAGTTGCCCACTTGCCATTGCCCTTGTAAAATTCCAATACAATATGCTTCATTCCAGTTCCCTTAAATTGTTTCCTTAGTTATATTATTCAGTATCTTTTCCCTGCTGTTGCTGAGCTAAATTGGCCTGCCTTGAAGCAGTTCCCTGTAGTCCAGCTCTGCCATCCTGCTGTCCAGGATTCTTACTGCCTACCTTTGGCTGATAAGCATTCATCCCTACATTCTGAGGCTCTGTACTCTTAAACCAATGATCTATGTCTTCCAATCCAAACTTACGTGCAAGCTCTTTAGTAGCTGCTGCCACATCCAACGAGTTGCCCTGCTGAGTAGCAATCTGAGCTGTAGGTAAAATCCATTGAGACATGAACGAAAGCATTCTCTGGTATTCCATCTCTGGACTCATTACCTGCATTGAGTAAGGAATCAAATTCAAACTGTACTGTACAAAATCTCCCACGTTATCAACAGGATTAAAATTAGCCTGTACTTCACCAAGGCCCTCAATATCCTTTACAACAGCTCTGTCCTCAAGGGGGTTTCCCCACATGTATGAAACATGCTTAGTTATAATTGATTTAGCAAATGCATAAACAGCACCAACCATATCGTCTAAGCCCTTGGAAGCATTTCCAAACAACATCTGTTCCTGCCCCAAAGTCCCTGCCTGAGATGATCTTCCACCAAGAGTATACAGGTTCTGTCCCTGCACTGAAAACTGGTTATCAAGGTAAGAGATCCAATTGTAAAGATCAGGATTTATTCCACCCATATCAATAGGCTTTATACCACCAATGTTATCTACCCTACAGGTACCACCATCAGCCTTCGCAGCTAATCTCTCCATATCCCCAGCAGATCCAGATTCATAAGCCATAATGGTCTTTTGTCTGCCTGCCTGCTTCTTCATTTTGTTTACTATCTCATTCAGCAAAGCATCCATCTCTAACCAGTTCCAAGCTGGAGGTATGGGTATTGGATGCTGAGGAAACCATTTATATCCAAGTATATCATAAGGGCCACCTTCTGGACCATCATAATCTACAGTTCTAAGTATCTTTTTATATTCACCTTCCGTCAATATAGTAATAACTACTCCCTCATCGGGTAACCAGTAGTCAGTAAATCTGGTATGATCTCTCAAAAACCCAACAGGCTCACCTTTAGAAATCTCATCTGGTGTACTTTCACCAAGAAGCTTATGACCAGGTGTTATAGAGTCAGCATGTTTTTTACCAAAAAATTCCTTGGCATAGTCTGTCCTCATCAGATAGCTATTCCCAAGATACTGCATCTCTTCTATTGTCCTAGCAGCAGGATCTCCCACAAAATCAGAATCATCCACAACGTCTGAGTATGTCTGCCCAACATCGTGTGTGAAGCCCATAATCTCTACCTCATGGCTCTTCATGATAGCGGTCTTAGTTATCCCCCAACCAAACAAACTATTCAATACAGCTGGTCTGAGGGTATTCTGAGCAAACTTAATTTCTGCAAGCAAATTATTAGTAGCCAGCTCTGTTGTATACGCCTGATGCCTCAATTCCAGATGTCTTGTACCCACAGAAACCTTGGGATTTGTCATTACCAAATAAGGAAGCATAATGCCTATTGCCCTATCAAACAAATTCATAGGGTGAGGGGAACCAGAACGGGCATTACTGTCAAAATAGCCAGATGCCCAAAGACCCAGCATAGTATTCCTATGCTTAAGAGGAGCCTCCATGAGCTTTCCCCATTCTTTTGTACCCTCTCTCAGTTTTTCTGTGAAACTCATACCTGGCATTACCATCTCCTATTTTCTTTATCCCTGGCTTCTTGCATCTCTCTCTGCTGTCTACGGTATGCAATACAGTCCTTGGGTATTCCCCTTGTATCTTTCGCAACACCCTTTGGCTGCAACCTCAAAGCCAACAGTACCAATCCAGCTGGTATGACCCTATCCCCATGTGCCTTTCTTGCACCAGAAGAATCCTTTGATAACTTCGCAGGTCCTACACCACCAGCCTCAAAATTTATGTAGCTCTCAAGTTCCCCAACAAGTCCCTCGTCATGAGTCATAAAGGAGCTGTGTGCTTTAGATCCACGTATTGCCTGGCCCAAAGCTATATCTAAATCCTGTAGCAAGTCTATTTTGTTATCAAGTGAACTATGCCAGCCCCAGGCATTCTTCTCTGTTTTTTTTCTTGCTCTCTCATCCCTTTGCACATACACCTTGGGGTAAGCATAAAACTGTATTCGTTTTCCATACGCCCCACCTGGTCCATTGTTCTCCCAGATCATATATGGAAGTCCTGAATTACCACCAGTCCAATAAGCAAGAGCTACTCCAACATCTGCAAATGACTCTGGAGGTGTATTTGGACAAACCCATATGCCAACTTCTGACTGGGTATTAACATCATAAATCAAATGAACTGAGTTACTTGCACCAGTGCCCACAGAAATATCTGAGCCTATAATAAAATTGTGTGACTGGTCTGGTCTGCCATCTATAAGTGGTCCCCACCATTGCATCCTACCAGTAGTAAGACCAGTCTTCAATATGCAAGACGTTTTGATAATGCTTTCATCTTCATTCTTTTTGAACTTAATCTCACCTATATGAGTGGGTGTCTGAATATGCTCAGCTCTAAGTCTACGCAGTGTTACAGGAGAAAAGAACATATCGCCTGAACCGACAGGATTTCTGTCCACGTTCTGGGCCATGTCCCTACGGGAAGTTCTTCTCTTTTCCTCAGCATCATACCACTTACTACGCCATCCACCATCATTTGCATCACCACCATCTGCAATAAAAGAAACCTTCTTAAGTGCTTCAAGGAGGTGTGGCTTGTTTTCTCTAATGTCTCTCCAAAACTTGCTAAGTGTAAATGGAGTATCTTTCTCAATGCCTGAGAATGCTTCCTCAGAGATATTTCGATAATAAGCAAGATCACTTATTGTTACTTCATCATAGTCTGGAGATTTATAAAGTCCCTGATTCTTAAGTGGGTTCCTCTCCCAGTTAAGTATTACTACCTTTACTTTTCCAGATATAAGAAGTTGATTATATGGGTGAGCTGTTCCATAAAAGTGTGTTGAATTATAGATATTGCAATTACATGTGTCACTAAGATTCTCAACTACAGACTGAGCAATAGTGTAATCCATACGACCATGCTCATCTACAAGTGAGATACTTGCTCTATCTCCAGCACCAAAATTTTCGTTGGTTGATTCACCGCCTATTGAAGATCCATTGTCAAGGTTCTCCAACCTCATGCTTGTCTTCTGAAAATTAGGTACTCCCCATCTGGGCATATTCACAACTGCATAACAGATCTTGTGGAACAAACTTTTATGAGTGCCCTGCACCCTCATGTTGATAATTTCAACACTGGTATCTACAAACTCTTTCTTTCTGCTACCAACCAATGCACAGAACCCAGGCTCCAACCACCACAGCCCTGTGAAGTATTTTACCAGTAGCTCAGTAGCTCCCTCTTTACGAGCTTTATCAATAGCCAAGTCATACTGATTTCTGTAAGCATGATCTACAGCATCAATTGCCTCTTCTTGAGCCTCACGTAAAACAAAGGGGACATCTCTAAATCCAGCTGGCTGCTGTGGATCATACGTGAACCATGCAGAATTAAAAGCAATCTTTGGATCTTCCAAAATCATTGCCTTGTATGTATCCTGAAAATTCTTACTGCCAGCAAGTAAATCATGAAGCTTCATCCTGTACGCAATATTCGCTGGAATATCCCTGGGTATGCTTTCATAAAAAGATTTTGCGTTATCAGGATAGATCACTAAATGAGCTCTCCTTGTAATTCCTTGGGAGCCTTTTCAGCAGTATTCTCTACACGTTTAACCAAATGCCCACACAACTCTTTGATACGTTCTGACTCAGTTATGTCTATGGTAACATTAGTATTGTTCACGTTTATCTCTTTAAGATTTCTAAAAGATTCTGGAGCCATGTTCGTAAGGAAGAACATCAACAAATTTGCATTTGGTGCTACATCTTTTGTCTTCACAGTTCTCTTGGTAAGTGTTTCCTTGCCGTCTTCTGTAGTATACTCTTCTTTTATTTCCTTAGCTTGATAGCCTCCAGCTGCTTGAAGTCCCTTAGAAATCAATGTCTGTGTTGCAACAGCTGTGCCCTCTTTGCAAGCTCTTCCAAATTCTGGATAATTGTTTTTCCAACGTGCTACCGTGTTGACAGTGACACCACACAAAAAAGCAATCTGTGGATCAGACATGCCAGCAGCTTTAGCTCTGGATGCTACCCCGATGAATCGAGTGTTAAACATCCTGGCTCGTGTTATTTTAGTTTGTACTTTTTGTCTTGCCATATTTTAAAAGAAAGACCTTAGCAGTAAGGTGGGGTCGCATCATCAGCCTACCCTCATCGGACCAAAGCTGCCAAGATCATTTCTTGGTTCTCCATATTTACTTTTGTGCCCTATATTCTTTTACGCAGATAATACTTTTATTTTGATTAACTTTAGATGCTTATTGATATAAGCTATTAACTAATAAGTTTATAGTGCCAACTGTTGTTGGCTTTTTCTCATAGCCTTAAGAGTAATAATAACAGTAAAATAGTCTCTTCCCCTAAAGAACACTCCTACTTCTTCTACATTAATCCACTAAATCCTCATTTTTTCAGATTCAACTTTGTGTAAGTTCTTTGTGTATAAGGCTTAAAAATTTTTTTCGTAAATCCTATAAAACGGCCATATTACGGGAATTAAATAGGACATGTAAAGTTGTTTAATGACTATTTGACACGCTTGGACACTTAGTTGAATGGGAC